GTTACCACATGTTCAAATGGTGTAATTGACGGCAAAGATTTACCGTTCTTCGACCTACAGAATGCGTTCATTCGTTTGCGTTCGCAGTCTATCGGTAGTATGACAGACTTTATTCTGATTTGCGGCGAATGCGGACATAAGACAGAAACGACATTGGACCTAGACACGCTTACCGTAGAGCATCAAGACAATCATACGAATAAGATTATGTTGTCTGATAATGTCGGTGTGTTTATGAAATATCCTAAAGCAGAAATTCTGGTAGACGATGAGACACCTGCTTTCGATCTGGTGGTATCATGCGTAGATAAAATTTTTGACCAAGATGAAATATACAGCGCAGAAGATGAGGGTAAAGAAGAAGTAGAAAAGTTTGTTAACAGTCTTTCGACCCAGCAGTTTGAAAAGATTGTGGAATTTTTTCAGACTTCACCTAGACTCGAAAAGACAATTGATTATGCATGTGCAAAATGTGGCACAGAAAATACAGTTTTGATCGACGGTGTAGAAAATTTTTTCGAATAACCCTTTCTCATGATAATTTGATGAATCATTATAAGACAAACTTTATCTTAATGCAAGAACACAAATACAGTTTGTCCGAGCTTGAAAATATGATGCCATGGGAAAGGGAAGTTTACATCGGTTTGTTGATGACACATTTAAAGAAAAAAGCAGAGAGAAATCAACAGGATTATTAAGAAATGGCCAGTAACTTACAAGGACTATCAGATAGATTGCAGACTGCCCCAAATAACGGGCCAGATCCTGTTGTCGAACGTCTGGACGAAATGACCCAACTTGGGCGTGATATCAAGAAGTTACTAAGTTCAACTGGCGCGGGTAAAGGAAAAGAACCGCAGTTAAACAAGATTAAAGATTCAACAAGTCCGCTATCAATCACGCGAGTAGACGGCGAGAGCGCAGGTAAGATACTTTCGGCAGCAACAGACAATCTAAGTAAAGACTTAGAAAAGTTTAGCGAAGCCGAACACAAAATGATGACAGACTTAGTTACCGAAATTGGTAAACTAACTGAAAAGAATCTAGAAGGATTCAATAAGGGTATCAAAGAGGTTGTTGACCTAGCAAAGAAGGGTCAAGCATTAGCAGAAAAATCTGGCAATGTTGACGGTGCCAAAAGATTTGGAGATACTGCTAAGGCGGCCAAGGACGAACATTTCCGTGTCAATAAAATGGATCTTCGTGGTGATAAAGATACTTTTGCTAATAGATTTAGTCGCGCTCTAGGAAATAAAGAACCTATAGATACAAAGAAGACCGGAGTAAGAGCATTTGGTACCGCGCTTCGTCAAGGCGCAAAAGGCGCAATGAAAGAATTCGCTAAGGGTGTATTAAAAGGTAAAGAAGGTAGTTTCCGAGACCAAATATTTACATCTGATAAAGCTAAAAGAAGTGCCGAACGAGAGAAGCAGGGTTGGGCACCAGAAGCAGAAAAAATGGTCGACCTGACAGAAGATCAGAAAAAGATGTTGGCGCAAAAAGGTATTGCACCCGCTTCCGAAAAAGATATTTCATATCGTAAAGCTGGTAAGCCAGTATCGTTGAAAGATATCAATGCTGAGATAGAAAAAGATTACGATGATAGAAACAACAAGACCGCTATTGTTCCTGACAAACCAGCGGCGGCTGAAATAGCTTCACCAGTAACAGATACTGGTAGCGATATGCAAGAAGTTTCCGCTGGACTAGCAGACAGTCCTGTAGTTGATGCGATTGAAGAGCAGACGGAAGTTATAAAGGGCATATCTGATACATCGAAACAGACATTAGAACTTATCGATGCTATCAATAAGAGTATGCAAAAAATTGCAGACTCCATAGATAATATCGGAGGAGAATCCGGTGGCGGAGATAGCGGTGGATTGCCAAGCATCGATATCGATTTACCGAGTAGAAAACGCGGCGGCAGTTTAGATGCTCCTGATAATCGCAAACAAAGTAAATCGGATAGAGCTAGAAGTCAGCCAAGAGACGCTAAGGGTAGATTTGTAAAAAGAACACCAGACCTTCCTGCTGGCAGAAAACCGGGTAAAGGAAGAGGCATATTAGGTGCATTAGCGGCTGGCGCGGGTGCTATTGGTCTAGGAGCAATGGTTGCAAGTGATGACACGGAAAGTTCGTCTGCGAATATATCCACAAATGCTGCGATGACCGCTACTGACCTAGTAGACGCAGGTGGTTCAGGTGCTAAAAATGAAGCTAAAGCGGCCGAGAAGGGTGCAGCTAAAGCGGGTGAAAAGGCTGCTACTAAAGCGGGTGAAAAGGCTGCTACTAAAGCGGGTCAAAAGGGTGCAGTTAAAGCCGGAGAAAAAGTTGCGTCTAAGGGTGTAGCTAAAGTTGGCGCAAAAGCAGTTGGTAAATCACTATTAAAGAAAATACCAGGAGTTGGTCTTGTTGCTGGTGGGGTATTTGCTGCACAGAGAGCAATGGCTGGTGACTGGACAGGTGCAGGTCTAGAATTGGCATCGGGTGCAGCGGGAACTATTCCTGGCGTGGGAACAGCCGCTTCTGTTGGATTAGATGCTGCACTGGCTGCTAGAGATATGGGAGCCTTAGGTGGCACACCAGAAACACGTGCCGCAGAAGCCGCGCAAGCACCAAAAGCGACATCGCAGTCTAAACCAGCTGCCGTTCAAGGTAAGCCAGGTGGCGGCATATTCAGCCGCGCTGCAGGATTTGTAAAGAAGAATCCATTGATGGCCGCAGCCGGTTTAGGTGGTGTGGGTCTAGCCGCAGTAGGTGCATCTAAAGCATGGGATTGGATGTCGGGTGGCGATGAGAAGAAAGTGGAGTCTGGTCAAAATCCTGATAGTGGCATCTTAGAGCAAGGAACAGAAAAAGCCAAAGACCAGATGAAAGTAAATGTTCCGCCCCCTACTATTATTAATCAGGGTGGAGGAGGTGGTGCCAAACCAGAAAGCACCACTGTACCAAATACCAAATCTTATGTTAGAGACGATGAAAGTAGTTGGATGAGATTTGCTCTAAAACGAGCAATGGCATAAAAAAGGGGCGCTCTAAGCGCCCCTTTCTCTTTTAGTCATCCGCAAGACTTGCGAAGTAACTCATATTATCATCGGCAGTATCGTCACTCCAAGGCGGAGTATCTTCGGTTGCCTTAGCAGCCGTCTTCATCTTGGTTTCAACGAAAAGTTCATCTTCTGCATCAAGCGGATTTACCTTCTCAGCGGTAGGCACACGGGTACCTGCACCGAGAACAGTATTCAGCTTGGCCTTGAGTTCATCATAAGACTTGAAGTTCGAAGGGTCGAGGAAAGCAGCAAGTGAATGCGTTTCTTTCCAGATTGCTTCTAGCTTATCTTCATTTTCATCAAGAGGTGTATTACCATCAAATTCTGACTTATCGTAGTTACGATAGCCTTCTACCTGACGAATACGGAGCTTGAAGTTAGCACCTTCCCAAAGATCGAACGGATTAACCGGCTTCTCATCTTCAAAGGTAGGCTGCATTACGTCCTTGATCTTGTCAAAAATCTTCTTACCATACTTATAGAGGAAGACCTTACCTTCGTTCTCAGGGTTCGAAGGGTCACGAACAACAAGAACGTTAGAGATATAGGACAAGCGGCGCTTCTGTTTACGAGCGATTTCCTTGTTGGCTTCGATACCCGAATTCCAGAGTTCTGAATTGAGTTCACCAAGAGGGTCTGGCTTGTTAATAGTAGTCAACGAGTTTTCGATGTACCACTTTCCGGTCGGGCCTTGGAAGCCATGATCATACACACGAACCCAAGGAAGTTCTTCACCTGGAGGTGCAGGAAGAAAACGAAGAACAGCCTGGCCATTGCCAGCCTTATCTACAGAAGGCTTCCAGAAGCGGTCATCATCGCCGCGCTTTTCGTTTGTGGGATTTGCAATCTTTTCGACTTCCTTCATGAGCGAGTCGAAGTTGCCACGGTTCTTACGGAGTTCCGATAGAGAATTAAAAGACATATTTGTATTCCTTATTTTGCGTTGTATTGCGTTGTATTGCGTTAATATTTGCGTTGTGTATCATAATCATCGTAGTCATCGAAATCTTCTTCTTGACTACCAGAGTATTTATACAGGTTTTTACGGTGTTTATTAGATTTATCAACACCTTTACGAACTTCTTTGACACGAGGTTCGTAATCGAAGTCTCTACGCTTAGAATGACTCATTTAACAGACCACTTGGCCTTTCTCCTTGATCCATAGTTGAGAGAATTTGTCTTTATCAAACTTAACAAAGACACGGTACTTTGTTATCAAACGAGACACATCTTTCCATATAAAATCGTTTGCTAACGTAGTATTGTTACTATACACGAAATTAAATAATTTGTCAAGAATAACTAGAGTTTCAAGACTAATTTTTTTACCAAGGTATAGTTTTAATGCTAGGGGATGTTGACCGTCACTAATCAATGGGTCAACGTTTGCTTTTTCAGCCTCTAACATAAGTGTAGAGATATCTTGCGTGAACAGATATGTCAACTTCTCTTTTCTAGCCTTCCAGTCCCGATATACATTATCACTTTCAGCATCAAATAGACCATTATGTCCATTGACAAAGTTGGCTACGAAATAGTCCACCATTTCAGTAAAACTAAATCGTTTGGCTAACTTACGAAACAATAGAACATCCTTACGCTTAAGGAATGTTTCACGTTTACATCTAACGCCAGATTTTGTTTTTGTGATGTCGTAATCATCGGAAGTAAAATGAAGTTTGAGTGACATGTAGACACGATAAACTTCGAAAGAGTCCATTAGAAGGGGAGCTTTCCATCCTTGCGCTTCAACATATTTAGTTCTTCCGCTTCCGCGCGGATCTTTTCCTTGAGTGAAGTAGTCAACAGAACCGATACTGATTCCATTTCAATCTCATTCTTCACGCAATAATCAACTAACAAGTCCATACACTGTAGACCTGTCGATGAGGCTTGCTTCTCAATAAATTGAGAAAACTCTGTAGAAGTTTTAAACTTCTTCGTAATCAGAAATTCGTTGCTGATTTCATCTACCACTTGAAAATCCTCGACCATAAAATTGTGTTCCACTCATTTCATTTTTATCAAAAAGATACCAGCAAGCATTATCCTTGCCAGTAAACTTACTATCTTCAATCCACTTCACTCTGCCAATGGCCACAATTTTACTACAATACTGTAGATAGGGTATCGCTTGTTTTGTATGCATCCAGTCGGCGTCAAAGAGAAGCCAAGTTGGGCGAATACTAGCAAACCTATCAATCAATGGATGTAGTATCCATCTAGACCATGGCGGATTAGTTATAATATACTCTGTATTAGCGGGAATGTCAACAGTTAATGCATCATATTTTTCAATAGAAGGGTCTTTAGGTTCAAGATCGGAAACCAAAGTAGCTACTGCATTACTATCAGTTAGTGTATCGATATGCCTACAGAGTCTACCGTCGCCAGCGCAAGGCTCAGCGAAGGTAAACTCCGATGGAAGAAAGGGTAAGAGAGGCTTTACTGCATCCAACGGAGTCGGATAGAAATCATTCTTACGATGTTCAAAGTTGCTTCTCTTACCCATTCTTTATCCTGCATAAAATATATGATCACCAATTTTAGCTACTCTACGTAAGTTCCAACGGGGATTTACGTAGTCTGCATGGTAGAATAGAACATTTTTTCCTAATACGCCATGATTGGCTCCGGCGAACAATACCTTCTCAGCCACTCTTTTGGCTTCTGCATATTGTTGCGCACTGCGGACACTCTTCTTTCCTTCGCACACCCACGAGAACTGACAAACACGTTTTGTTCTCTGGTATACAACGGAGCATACAGATTTAGGAAACTTGGGGCTATTTACCCGATTGATAGTGACGGCAGCAACGGCCAATTTGCCGTGAGTAGACTGGTTACCAGCCTCATAATAGATGTTGTCTGCTAGACACTTCAATTCTCTATTATTTGCCAGACGGATATTTTGCGTCTGGATTCTTTGTTGTGTTACTTTTCGTTGTTGTTCTTGGGCATCTTCTTTGATGTCCTGAATTACTTCTCCGACGCCGAGGGAATATTCCCTTGCTTCTCTTTCGATGGCAGTTTCAGCATATGAATTAATTCCATATAAACCATAACTTAATAGTGTAATAATCGAAAGAAACTTGAAGAACTTCTTGTTTAAGGAAGTCATCTTATTTCCATTTAGTTGTTAAACTTGAGAGGGTATTAGCCAGTGACTCCCCACACTGATTGCCCGAAGACAAAAAAAGACCCGCTGTGTTTGGCTTATTCAGTTACACACGTCGGGTCATATAACTATTTAGCATTTCTAAGTTCTACTTCCACGCATTTCATCGTATAAGAAGAACAGGTGATAGTTTTATTCTGTTTCGAGGGAAAACTATCAAAAACCCAATGAGATTATGCGGCTAGCGCATATCCTGCAAAGGCAACGTTATCGTTTGCATTTACTTTTAGTGGCACTTTGCCAAGCAATCAGTCTCGGACTTCCTATTACACGAAAATCGATCCTAGTTCACCCCCATCATAGATACACCATCATCCCTCACTTTAGTAGGCACCCCTTTCGGGTCGGACCTTGATGTATCTATGGTGGAGGTGGCGGGAGTTGCACCCGCGTCTTTCCGCCTTTATTGTTGCCTGTCAACAACTGATAATCTATATATAAGACCTTAAGTCTTATTTGTCAATACCTTTTTCAAACAAATCACGGGCTTCAAGCAATTTTTTTGCCCAATTGTCTCGTTTTTCTACGAACACCTGAGGCTCATCACCATCTACGGCAATCAAGATAACGAGAAAGGGAACAGGAATACCAGTTCGTTCTTCATACATGATTGCATATGCAGCGGTCTGCATAAAGTAGGAACTGATATGTTCCTTCTTCTTGGGCCGATTAGAAGTCTTAAAGTCGATTACGGCACGAATACCGTTGTATTCTCCGATACAGTCAACACGACCAGCCATACGCAAGAAGTCGCTGTATAGCGCCAGTTCTTGGCAGTGAATGTTATCGATAGGGTCAAGAATTGATTTAAACTTATTGAACATTTCCTTGTCTAACAAGGACGCTTTCACGCTATCGAAATCGACTTCTTCATTCTTTAGATATGATTCGGTAAGTGTGTGGATTTTAGTTCCACGAGTAGTAGCTTGCTTAGAAATGCGATTGGCTTCTTCTTCGCCAACGCGCTCACGCCACTTGTTGATGCCATCTTTATTCAGAACACCGAGAACAGTGGTAGCAGAGGGATATCCAACACCTAAGGCATTGACGTAAACTCTGCTACCATCTTCTCTTGTTTCATCTTGGGCGAAATCGGTATAATCATAGATCGTTTTAAACATATACTCTTATAACATGATTCGCTTAGTTTGTCAAGTCTTTTATGCGTATCTCTCCTCATATTCTAGTCTGGCCAGAATATATTCCTTAACTAATTTCGACCTTACTATATCATGAACAGAAAACTCTATAGTTTTGAACGAAGGCATTAGTTCGGCGATAGCGATGAACTTTTGAAGTCCCGACATATCGTTCTTTTTATATAGATCGGTTTGGCGGAAATCTCCGCAAAAGATGATCTTTGAGTTTCTGCCAATTCGGGTCATGATTGAGTTAAGTTCCATATCCGTCATGTTCTGACACTCATCAACAATGACGATGGAATTATCTAGAGTGATACCACGAACAAATGAGGTGATCATAAAGTTCACCGACTTCTGTTCTTGCAATCGCTGAAATGGCTGGATATGATTAAACAAATCCTCGCAGATTTCTACATAAGGTAACTGATAAACTTCTGTCTTTTCTTTCTCATCTCCAGGTAAGTGACCGATTTCTCGTGATGGAACAGCAGAGCGGACAATCACTACTCGCTCAAATACTGTCTCTGGATTTAGTGCTTCCTCTAGTGCTTTATAAAGTGCGATGTAGGTTTTCCCTGTACCTGCTACACCGTGTAGTAGAGTTGCTGTGGACTGTTGATCGTATAATTCAAAAAATTGTCTCTGATTGAAGTTCTTTGGTTGAATGTGTTTGAGGTCTTCGTATTTTACCTTGCATAATTTACTCTTCTCTAAGGTTACTGGAGCATCGTTATTTGAGACAACTTGTAATGGGTTTTGTTTTTTTCTTGCCATGACAGTCCTTTAGGGGTTTGAGTTGATACAAAAAAGGCGACTCTGCAAGCGCAGAGTCGCCTAGTGCCGAGGGAGGCACTGTGAATTCGGGAGGTGAAATCGGTATAACTGTCTTCATGCAGTTATTTATTGTGTCGCGTCTTTCCACCAGCAAGGAATTTCACGATTTTTCCATTTTGCCATAGTTTTTTTTGCACCTACATAATAGTTACGATATGACTGTAGAGAGTCACCATGTACCTTGTATTCGTCTGGCATAGCAGGAGTTGGCTGTGTCAGATGACTGACTGGAATATTCTGAGGCGGCTTGCGGAGAAAATACACTAGTCGTTCGGTAGCATGGATTTTACCATAGCGATGAGTGTATTCTGCAAGCAAGGATTGGAATAGACATACAAGCCAGTTATAATTATTGTTAGACTGGCGAACCCAGACAGCACTCGGATGATTGATATGCGTAGCTTTGTAGAGGACTGTTTCAAGAGTATTGTCTTCCATTCGCCAGCGTTTGATTGACCTGCCATTGGCAGTCTTATCCACATATTCTACGCCGTCGATTACGCGATGGGCGGTAGATAGCAGTTGTGCATACTCTATAATCATCTTGACGACATGCTTGTCGTTATGATATTCGGCACACTTGGAAACGTCACGGTCCAAATAAAAGATATTCATAATATATTAACTTTCTTCAATAGATTCACGTATGCAGCGTATGTGATTCTTAGCTACAGTTGATATTATATCAGATTGGCTGGCAATGTCAAGACATTCTATAACTTCAATTGGGTCCATTGCTAATAAGTCGTCTATCATGTTTCTATTTGGAGTAACCCCAAAAGCATTAACGCAAAATAACACAATCTCTATATCAGCATCCGTATACAACGGTATGCGATAACTTCTAGCTTCCTTGCGAAATTTGTTCGGGAACTTTAGAATATTGCTCATGTAAATATTTATTACGAAAAGACTTTCACGCCATATTTGGCCTCAAAATCGTCTGCATCTTTGAAGTTATTCACCATGGGCATACCCTTGATATTGAGACTCGTATTCAATAGCATTGGACATCCAGTTTCTTCATACCATCTGCTAATAAGTTCATATAGTCCAGAATGTTGCTCTTTTGTCACAGTCTGGACACGAGATGTCCCATCAGCATGAACAATAGCAGGAAACCGATCAGGATATTTACATCTTGAAGTATATTGCATATAAGGGGAGTCTTCCCATGACATTTCAAAGTAGTCTCTCGCATGTTCTGCCAGAATGACTGGAGCGAACGGACGAAACTTCTGTCGTTGCTTGATTTCATTTACTCTGTCCTTTATATCATGACCTCGTGGGTCTGCTAGAAGACTGCGATTGCCTAATGCTCTTGGCCCAAATTCTGCTTGCCCATTTGCTACACCCACTATACCCGTCTTACGCAATTCTGTCAAGAGTTTTTCTACAGGAAACTCTCCTCCCATATCTGCGCCTAGATATGGGCCCTTCCAGTTAAACTTCTGTCTGTTGTTAGCTGCAATAGCACCTAAAGAACTACCCGAATCTCCAGGATTAGGCATAATCCAGACATTATCAAAATACTTTCGTGCAATATGATTTGCACTACAGTTTAACGCACATCCACCCATAAGAACAAGATTGTCTTGGAAGGTGTCTTTCATCTTTGCGCGTATCAGTAGTTTTTCAAATTCTTCTTCATATACTTTTTGCGTTGCTGCGGCAACACTATAGTGGTCCAAATCAAAGTCATCATTACGCCACCAACGACATCCGCGATGAAGGTTTTCAGATTCCCAAAGATTTCTAACTTCGTCGTAATATTTTTCGGGTTCGCCATATGCTACCATTCCCATTAAGATATATTCATCTTCATTTGCTTTAAGACCAACTCGGTCTGTCATGGCAGAGTAGAACAGTCCCAAAGACTTGGGATAGTCCATCGACCATTTCTTTTTCAGGTTCTCACCGGAACATTTCCAGATAGACGCGGTATCAAATTCACCGATAGCGTCAATAACGAGAGCGGTCGCATTCTCATAAGGCGAAGTGTAAAAGCCAGCTGCGGCATGGGATTCATGATGATATGCAAATTCAACAGGAATATCTTTTAGACCGAATGCCGCAAGATACTGTCTAACACTAAATCGAACGAGGCCCTGACCAGATAGCAATCGTCTCATCGCTCTAAGTTTTGGTTTTTCGTACCAGTGTATCTTTTCTGGCTTACCAAATTTTAATGCCGCGTGAATTAAATCAGCATTTAAGTCCTTATCATTCTTGATGCCAGAATATCTTTCCGCATGAGAGGCGAACAAAATTTCATTACCAGAAACAACAGTCAAAGACGCATCATGTGCTGCGGCAGATATACCCCATTCAATCATAAATGAACGGATCCAGTTTACGCAATTCTTTAATTCGTTTTAGATACTTTCTTTTAGCAAAATATGATTTAATCTTGTTTATTAGTAATTTTAGCATAAAGTTCCTCCGCAAAGTATTCGTGGGCTATTTCAGTAGGATGTTTGAAGCCACAAACACCATGTATTTTCGGGTTATATCTTGAAACCAGAGTTACATCTTGATCGATACAATATTCTAGACTATTTTCTAACATTTTAGTAAACATTGGCAGATATTTCCAATCACGTTGAATATCCATAAACATCTCATATTTTGGCTCTACCATTCCTGTTAATAATAGTCCTTTATTGACGACCGGTTGCAAAATAAAATCAAATGAATTGGTTAGGCAAAAATTTTTAAAATTTTCCAAAGAAAAATAGTATGATTGCATTATCTTATAATCGTTGTAATGAAGATCCTCTGGTGCATAATTTTGATCGCTCATAACTTTAGTTATGGGTATACCATGCTCAGTAAACAACATATATCTATGCGGGGTAGTAAGTCCAAAAAAAATTAAATCTGTGGAAGGATTTATTTCACCGGAATGAAATGCATGAATTAGTTTTAAGAATGAATGTTCCATAGATAAGCCCGGTTCGGCATAATTGACATGTTCAAGTTCGAGTTTATTTGCTAATTTAGCGCCATAAGACTTTTTAGATGACATATCATTATACTGGGCATTATCAATATTTGCAACATTTTTTATATAGGTATCAAATTTACCAACCGACTTCTTTTCAAGAAGATGTTGTTCTTTTAGTTTATTGCATTCATCAAAAGATATTCCAAGAAAATCGTGATCCATGAGTTCATGACCAGAAGTAAAGGAACAGCCAAAAAATATCATTCGTTTTTTATTGCTAACGTCCATAATTATTTCCTGTGATCAATAGAAATAGGTCTAGGATTCTCAATTTGCTTATCCTCTAGAAATGATGCTAAACTATTACGCAAATCTATACATTGTTTCTTCATTTTACTACCATCTAGTAACATAGGAATTTGTTGGTCATATAAAGCTATTACATCCTCCAACTCTTTCTTAGGCATGTTGTGACAAGCCATTTGTTCAGGATAATATAGATAATTAAAATTTAACGGTTCTTTATGTGTAAATGTTACATACTGATTAATTATTTGATAGAGTGTAATCGCATCTCGAACATTAAATTTACTAACTGTCATGACAATGGAGCAATTAGAAGTGTTAGTATCAAATTCTTTTGCTATAATTTCTTCCTGACAATATTTTAAATTGTCAAGAACTTGATTCCACTTCGCACCAACTCTCAATTGTTCAAACTTTTCACCGTAAGAATCGATACTGAATGACAGCCATATTCCTCTAAACTTTTTCCAGATTTCAATTTCTTCACGAGACGGCCGTTGCGTACCATTGGTATTATATAACAATTGTGTATTTTCTGGATTTGGGATTTGATCTAACCACTCAAAATGCGTTTTATTCATAAGCGGTTCACCGCCGGCAATATCAATCCTGAAGTATCCGTTTTTTCCGGGATTTAATTTTTTGTATTGTTCAAGATTATACGACCAAGCAATTTCTTCGTTGAGACGGTCATATGTTTCTCGGTCCAATTCACCCTTGCGTAACAATTCCGTCGAGATTGCAGTTGAACAAGCTGGAGTGCATATAGTGCACCGAAGATTACACAATCTTCCAGTTTTTAATTGCAGATATTCCAGAGAAACTTCTTCTGGATTAGTTTTCATCAATCCGCCGTCAATAACCCACAAATCTTGTTGACGTTTACTCGATCTACCTTCTTCTTCTGCGAATTTACATTGATTGCAGCCGCTGGGCCAGATTCCCTCTGAGAGTTGATCTCGGTACTCCTGGAATTCTTCTTGCAAAACTCTCTCGGCATGTTCTATATTAACGAGTTTGCTTTTTTTGTCCTCTTTATGAATAAAAAGACAGCATGGAGTTACATAGCCATCAGTATCAACATGCACTGATTTCCACATAGACGGACAATAAATTTTGGTTTCGCTCATATGGACAAATACCACTCATATGCTTCAGGATTAATTATTTGTAGTAACTCAGGATATGTTTTACCACCCTTGTTGAACTTATCTCTATATTCATTAGTTTTCTTGATTTCCTTCAACAATTCCATATCTTCAAAAAATTCTTTATACATTTCTTTTTCTTGAATATAGGATTTAATAATATCAATACTTTTATCTGCGCCAATCATATTGCTGTTTTCAAATCTACTAATAGCATGATTTACCACTTTATCAAAAATATGCTGTGGAAAAAGTCTAATATCTAAAAATCCTTGCGCAGAATGTGGATATTGTTCATGATGACAAATATATTTGTGATTATAGATTTTTACATTATATTGTTCAAAAAAATCAAACCAGCGGTCGATGTCCATTAATACCGGAGACGAGAGAACAGAAGCAATACCAAATTGTTGATTCTTATTCAGCTTCTCATAATACTCGTCCCAATTGGTTGATACAGAATCCCATCTACCACCATCACGACAATACTCAAAGGTTTCATGTGTGCCGTCGATGCTTGCCTGAATAGATGGTTGATAGAATTCCAACATATCTGGAATATTTTTACCATTCCAAGATAACTTAGTAAGATTTGTATTATAATGGACACCTAATCCTCGAATGTAATCAGAATACTCCGGGTCCGAGGATAGTTGTTCCATCAATTCGACAACCATCCAATGGACTTTTGACATCATAGGCTCGCCGCCCGCCCAGTAAATATTCCTACATTCTTTATTTTTGATAGAATCCAAAATTTCTTTCGCGGTATTTTCTTCAAACTCTCGGTCGACTTTAAATTGTATAGTTTTATTCCACATCTTTTCATAAAGTGACATGTGGGTAGAACTATAAACATATCCACAACTCACGCACTGTAAATTGCAATAAATTGTTCTATGGTCAAAATAGGTCGGGTTTACACTCATCTCTCCAGTATCAGGATTATACCCCTCGAACAAATCTTTTTCATCGTAATGTCGGCAACTTTCTTCGCGCAAAGATGGAACATCAATACTCTCAAAATAATAACATCTATTGCAATGGTCTACTTTTTCACCAGATACCATTTTCTTGCGAGTTTCACGCATAAAATCAGAATTCCAAAACTGGTCTACAGTTGTTTTTTGTAACCCATCAATGTCGTCGGAAATACAACACAATTTTCTTTCATACTGCGAACCTATATAGGAATGCACAAAAGGATAGGGACAAATTGTATTATTATTAGAATCTATAGTCATAATCGAATATATCTTTCCATGGGCCCATTTTTCGGCTCAACTGCACTACGTCGAGGTATTTATTACCATTATTCCATTGCTCAGATGAATCTGGAGAAAATCTAAGATATGATTTCATTGTTTCAGTCAAAATATAATCTCTGTATTGAGATTCCTCATAAACCGTAGATAAGTCCTGCTTAAATTGTTTAGACGCACAATTTAACGACAAGTAATCGGGGAATACTATAAAATTCTGATTGATTGTAGTATGCGGTTTAAGTTTGGTCAATGGCACTGCCCAATCATAAAATTCAGGTAAAAAGGGTGCATTTAACCACTGAATACTACAAGTAATATTCATGCCATGAATATATGGATTCTCTAACAATTTGCGAATATTTTCATTTGCGACATCCCACTTTGACGGATATCGAATAAAAGAATTCTTATCTCCTGTGGCGTCTACACTGCATCCCAACGTGACCACTTTAAAATGTTTCCAATATTCGCTAAAAGAATCGCTATAGGTTGTGCAATTTGTATTATAGCTAATGTGAATATTTTTAGCAACATCCCACTCAATTAATTTCTCCAACATTTTCCACTGCATTGGCATAATGAAAGGTTCGCCGCCATTGATATAAAGATATTTCAAAGTATCTTTATGTTCTTTCAATTGATCGATGATGTCTTCGTTAAACCACTGGAAATTATCAAAATCTGTATTATTCTTTGTCACGAACGGAAGACTGTCTGCCCACTCGTTATAATCTGTTACCAAAGCCGAGCTGGAATCTGGATAACACATTAGACATTTCAGATTACATAGATTACTCAATCGCAAATCGATAAATTCTAATCCAGGCGTTTCGCGTTTTGGCCAACGAGTATTTTCTGTGGTTCTTCGAGATTTTCCACCATACTGTTCTATTTTATAGCAGCCCTCACAAGCAGATGGAAATTCCCCATTTAACATCTGTTCGCGGATCTTGTTAACAGACGGAGCATCAAAAATTTCATTTATCGTATGGGTTCGTAGATTTAATAGCTTACCATTTTCATCTTTGGCAAAACCGCTATCTGGTCCTCCCATTTTAGACACACAACATATGGAAACGTTTCCGTTTGGATGTAGATTCATATGATTAAATGGTAGCGCACAATAGCCATCATTTCTCATAATGTGTTGTACCATTCTAGCAGTTCTCCTGGAAATACATCTAGTGTTTTATTTCTGCGATGACTGTATTGGGAATAAAAACTCTTAAAATCTTTACGATTCAATTCCAAGTCATCGTCATATGCGTGAGGAGTTTCGATTACACTTACATAAGATATTAACCGTTCTACGTCACTCTTTTCATTGCCTATTAATTCGTTTTTATTTTTTTCATACCACACAAGCAACTTCTCATGTGCCGCAGTTCTAATGTTATCAGGAAGAACAGTCAAACTCTGAAATGCAGGGAATCTAAGAAAATTTATGCTCATCGAAATTCTGTTATTGTATTTGCGCTTCCATTGTTGCACCTGATCCATAAATTCGGTAATATTGAACAGACACAAGGCATTAATAGTCATCATCACAACGATACGTTTAACATTAGATTCTTCCAAAATACGTTCTACGTTGTTACACCATGCGTCATAATCTAACCCATCTCTAATATATTCCGCTTGGGCGCCTGTTGTTTCCATACTTGTAAAGAGACACAGCTTTTCGATATCAAATGACTTTTTGATGAGCCTATCAATAATCGATTTCTTGGCGCCCAAATTTGTATTGATGCCAAGTTCGAAAGTATATTTGTTTTCGGCAAACATATCAATCAGCTTCCAAACATCGGTATTCATTAATGGTTCTCCGCCTGTTATGCGGAGAACGCGAAGTTTTTGACTAAGTTCTGGCCACCATTCCCAGAATGCCGAGATATACGGATTAGAAGTTTTTTCGTGCGTATTGTTATATGAACCATCATGTTTAAAGGCACCACCACCTCTAGTTTCCAGTTCATAATATCCGTGCGTCTTGATATCACGTTCCCACGTGGTACTGAAATTTGCATTACAGTAACTACATGCAAAATTGCAGGTACGGTCGAACATTACTTCCAGGGTAGGTGGAATAATTCTAGTATCTGCCGGAAGTTCGAACCATTCCTGCATCTCATCATTTGTAAACTGTAGAGACTTAAAGACGCGGTCGGAAATAAAAGTATCGCCCATACTTTCAATCTTCCAACAATAATCACATTCGGAGGGTTTAATACCGTCCTGCATCAACTTGCGCATTTTAAATTTATGATCTGTATTGTGCAACTTAGAAGGATCGATTGCAATCTGTTCAGCATCAATCTTATGGACAGGAGGCAGGTGACAACTACTGGTTTCTCCACTATTTAACCAAAGGGTACTATTTCCCCATTTGGCACCACAGAAAGATTTTGATTTAGAATCCAAAACGGCGTTTCTAAAATTTAACATGGGGTCATCCATAGTAATCATCGTCCATTAAATATGCAAGTTCTGGAAACGTCTCAACAAATGAGGTTTTTCTACGTTTGTCCAGACTTCGAGTATAGTTTCTAAAGTCTTTATATAAAGATTGTGGTTCTTTGGTTGATCTCATATAGTCAACCAATCTTCTTACCTGATCCACTTCTTCTAAATAAAATGTTTCTTCGGTAGATTTCAGTTGTGTTAGTTTATGCTGCTCGACGTATTCTATCCATAAGTCTCCAAACTTCTGTTTATCTTCATCTGATAATAACGTCAAACATAACATTCTAGGCCAACGAAGATATGAAAGATGGGTTCTTACTCTAAATTCATGTAATTTACTGAAATATCGTAATCTCATTTCTCTAATATATTTCAGGTATTCAAGAAGAGTCGGTGCACTAGTCAGATTTATAGTAGTCATGTAATGTAGTCTAGTGGTGTCGGGCGTATTGTCTAACACATATTCACAGTTTTTCTTAAACTCATCAAATTGCATACCAAATCTAGAATACTCAGCCTGTTTACCTGTGCTTTCAAGAGAAGTATATACATCAAATAATTTAATATTACCAGAGATTCTATTAATATATTCTACTAGTTTCTCAACTAATTTATCAGGAACATTGAGATTGGTATTGATCGCAAGTGTTAAATTAGGATTTGGATTTTCGGCAATATAGTCAAGGACTCGCCAAGTGTGTTTACTGAGTAGGGGTTCACCACCAGTTATTCTAAACGTATGTAGATTGGGATAGAGGTCAGGCCACCACTTCCAAAAAGCATCAATATATGGATTTTGTTCTTTACGATGAATTGGAAGTTTTCCAACTTCCTTCAACCATCCAAGATCATGTAATTTGAAATCTTCCAGTTCGATTGGACCGTGAGTTTCGATTTCTTCTTGCCATCTTGAAGAACTTTCTGGGCTACAGTATACGCATTTAAAATTACAGGTAGATTCAAAGGCAACTTCTAAATATGACGGGTCGATATTTGCTCCATCACCAGATTTTACAATTTCATCGATATGCGGGAGAGCCCATGAATATGTGGACTTGTATATCCTATCACTCATCCAATCTTTATTCAGGTTCTCAATTTTCCAGCAATAATCACATTCTTTAGTTTGTATACCATTGAGCATATCAATACGGGCTGCTTTTTTTACTGCCGTGTTGTGAATACCCCGTGGATTATCTTTAATATCATCTAAAGTAATTTTATGTCGTGAGGGATGGTGGCAACTATGCGTTTCTCCGCTATACAGAAGAATAGTCGATTGCTTCCACTTGGCCGCACAAAACGTTGGACTAACAGAATTGATGTCTTCGCGTTTCTCTTTAAGGAAATTCCAATAAGAATCAACAGAATGAACATCCAAGTTATGCTCAGTGTGGATATCGTCATTCATAATGTTTTACACCATTCTAAAAATTCTGAAAATTCAGGAAATGTTTCTATTAAACTACTGTTACTTCTACGGTCATATTCCGGAAAAAACTTCGCAAAATCTTTTCTACCATTCAACCGGTATTCGTCGGTGATATTATGCGTATCGTTATAGAAATATTCTCTGACACGTTCCATTTTGCCGATTTCAATATCACTGAAACCGTTTTGCTTCATGTATTGAACATCATTATCTATATATGTTCCAAACTCCGGGGGTAAAATATTCATTGTCCAATGAGGCGGTTCTTTAAGGTGAGGAATATCGATAAGAATTCTCTCGCCCCATTTTTCACGCAATTCAACTATTAATTGAAGAAAGTCTTTGAAATAAGGAACAGTCAACACATTATACGTTGTCATGAAACTTAGATATGCGGTAGGGACTGTTTCTAAGACTGTGTTTACATTTTCTAAGAACAATTCGTAGTTTAAGCCGCGGCGCATATATTCTGCTTGCTTACCCGTGCATTCAAGGCTTGTAAACAACCGAAGATTTTTGATATGCTTCTTTTCAATCAAATCATTAACGCGAAGGCAGAAGTCAGTGACTTTTCGATTCGTTACACCCAGGTTGGTATTAATCTGTAGAAACAACTCCGGATTACCATCTTCTTTTAACATGTCTAATAACTTGAATGTGTTAGTAGTCATTAGCGGCTCGCCGCCTGTGATGCGAAAAATCTTTAAGTCATTCTTCAAATCTGGCCACCATTTCCAAAATGCTTCAACATAAGGATTATATTCTTTTTCAGAATAAATCTTATTGTGCAATCCATATTGGTCATAATTCAGATCATAATTGCCATGTTGTTTAATCTCATCTTCCCACAGAGAAGAAAATGTAGGACAGCAATATCCGCATTTGAAATTACAAGCATTACTGAAACTAATTTCCATGTTATAGGGATTTACGTTTTGATCCCAAGGAACATTCTTTAGTGTTTCGATTTCATCGTCTAAAACAAACAAATTGTTTATGGTATCGGTGTTCTTATAAACACGGTCACTTGTTTTATCTAGATCTTCAATACTCCAGCAGTATGAACATTCGGTCGGTCTTCCGCCCTCCAGCATTGTCTTACGCTGTTGTTTTTCATGTGAAGTGTTGTGCAGCGCGGCAGGATCCTTGGAAATCTCCTCCAGTGCAATATGCATCGGCGGTGGATGATGACAACTATGCTTATGACCTGAATGGAGATAAAGCGCAAGCCATCTCCACTTTTGCGGGCAAAAGCCATGTCCGACAGAATCTAATTTTTCTTTTACGCTCAACCTCTACGCATCCTCGAGATTTCTTCCATCTGATCTTGATTGATAACTGGCACTGCATTAGATTTATGCATCGTGGCAATACCCTTAATTAGTGTGCCTGTATATTCATTGGGCTTCTTAGCAAACGTGACGCCGATTCCATCTCCGCTCTCATACTTAGGTGCTTCGCGGCGATATGGTGCAGCATCCATTGGACCTCTCACACAACTCTTTAGTTTGAAGCCGGACTTACCTTGGCGATATGCAACATATTCGTCAAACGTCTTGGTCTTTGCACCAATGCGTTTCATCTGCTTATTATAATCTACCCAGTCCTGTGAATATTTTGTAACAGGGACTTTAGATTTGCGCTTACGGTTATTGTTAGTGGTATAAGCTGGGCCCAACAGATGCATCGACATAATAATCTCCTTAAGAGTTACACATTACAACATATAGCCAAGTTTGTCAATAGAAAAATAAGGGTTGACATTTGGTCGTTAATAGCTTATAACTAGAATATAAGTTATGGAGATTAATATGATTCTCGCTATTGACGAATGCGAAGAACGCCTACTTGAACAGCTGGGTGTGCCTTGGAATGGTTGGCAATATGAACGTGCCGAATTTGATGAAATGAATTCAGAACTTGAAGCAAATGGCATTCCTGTCTATGCTACGTTTACCGAATATCTTGAAGCCCGTGTTGAATATAAAAGGAAGATTGCATAATGGTTAGCATTACTACAGAAGTCGAAGTTTACATGGATGATTTTGAGGATGAGGATCTTATCGAAGAACTCACAGAGCGAGGTTACTACGTTAGCAAGTCAAGTGGCGATATTCCTGTTGCTCAGAGTCTTTATGATGCATGGGTCTACAAGACCGGCAATTTCGAGGACCTATTTCGGCAATTTTGCCAACATACAGTCGGGAGAAGTTTTTAATGTTTAACGACGAAGAACTAGAAGAACATTTCCTTCAAATGGAGAAGGAACTATACGAACTAGAAATTACTTCGAAGTCGCCCGATAAATTCCGTCCCAATCTTTGGGTTGCGAAGCCTGAAACTCTTCGATCCGACTAATCATCATATCATAATAATCGGCTAATTGTCCGTCCCAGTATTCGCGTAAATCGGTCGCGTATACTCGGGCGGATTTCCAGTTTCCAGCCCGGTAATGCGATAAGAACTTGTTGTGTTGATCTTCCATGACATCGATGATATCTTGACCTCGATGGTCTTTTTCTAGAACTGTAAAGATAGATACGGGTTCTGTTTTACCCTTAACGGCAATCAGGTCAAGTTCTACTACTTGGTATACATCCCTAACCAGTTCGGCCGTTTGTGGTCCGACGATGAGTTTGACTCCATAAGGCTTGGTTTGACCTTCGAGACGAGCAGCCAGATTAACCCCATCGCCCAAGCAAGTATAATCAAAACGCTGGTCGCTGCCCATATTGCCAACAACCACAGTGGCAGTGTTAATACCAAGACCCATACCGAAAGCGGGAATGCCTTCTGCTTTAACTTCTTCATTGAAAGTCTCCAAATCTTTTAGCATCTGAAAGGCTGTTTGAACCGCATCCAAAGCATGTTTATTGTTATCAAGCGGCGCATTCCAGAATGCCATCTGTGCATCACCAATATACTTATCCAGTGTACCGTTATTTTCAAGAATAGCTCTTGTCATGACCGTCATGTAACGATTCATGATTGAAGTCAGACCTTGGACATCTGCGCCATAATGTTCTGAGATAGTAGTAAATCCTCGAACGTCGGTGAACATAATTGAAAGTTCGCGAGATTCTCCACCAAGTTTCAATAGTTCCGGTTGTCTTTGTAATCTAGCAACCAAGTCTGGACTCAAATAGGTACCAAACTGTTTCTTAATCTGTTGTTTTTGAAGGAATTCGCTAATAAACTTTACCGTGTAGATATGCATATAGATGATTGCGATTGCAAAGATATTAAATGTCACATCAAACAGAATACCCTTGTTTGCGAACAGATATACTGGTAGATAAAAATATCCAGCTAGTAATATGCCGATATAAATTATAGAGAAACGAAATCTTGAGAGAATAATCAATGCCAGAGCAAGACCAAGAAAAGCCGCAAGATCCGCAATTACTGACCAGTTCGGAATCGAAACAGAATCCCCATTTATCAGAGTTTCAAGAATACTCGCCTGAAGGACGTGGGGATGTTGCGCACCTGATGGAGTCGCTACAGGATTCGAAATACCAGCAGCAGTTACGCCAACAATCGCGATTTTACCACTCAGGACAGGTAAAGGATCCTCTCCAATTTCGTATGACGGAAATTGGTAGTTAGGATTAATGAACGTTCTTCCATATTCATCTGTTTTAATAGTTTCAAAAGAAGGAATTCGTAATGCTTCAACCCCAGTCTGATTTATCTTGGCTTGATACGAAGAGTCTCCTGCAGCTACACGCAGCATCTCTAGAGCAAATGCGGGATAGTATTCGCCTTCTGATTGGGATAGAAGAGGAACTCGCCTTACAACCCCATCAGGCTCGGGTAGGGTTGACGTTATCCCAACACCGGCTGCGGATTCTTGAAGACCTGAGACATTACTTAGAACGCATGGGTATTGAGGAAGAAATTCAGTTGCTTCTCCATCGCCGATTACGGCAACGCCTGTCTTCCGAATTGTCTTACTTGCCCGTGAACAAGAGTCACTTACCGTCTGACTCAGAACGACTGGATGTAATCTGAGGGTATCTTCAAGAACTCCGTCAGTCCCCATCCTATCAGGCTCAGGCATAAGTATAGTGCTACCAACAAGAGCAGCCCCTCTGCCATAAATATCGCTAATAATTTTAGCGTGGACTTCGCGAGGGAAAGGCCACTGTCCATATTTTTCAATTGCTTTCTCCCCAATATTAACAGTTACAATTTGTTCGGATTGCGTCGGTGAACCGAGCATCAAATAATCATAAAACTTCAATCTTGTGGATTCAACCAAGTATGGGTTTGCGAGTTTTACTGTTAACAATACCGCAAAAGTAATCAGTGCCAACCAAGGCGAGAGTAGAACTTTTTTAGTTTTTTGTATAAGAGTATCCATTACATGGTCCAGTCGTGCATGTTATTTCCATTTTCGCAGAGTCGGCAGCGGTCAAGTTATTTTGTGTGACAGTTACACCAATTCCAGGACTATTTAGCAAAAGTTGAAATTGCTTTGCAGATGCTCCCAATTGAGTAACCAATGCAGTAACTCCACCAAATGGTGCGCTGATATCTAGAAAATGGTTAGCAGTTCCCTGTTGTAAGGTACTGATATTATTAGAGTTTCCTAAAGCATTGATAAACAACGATTTTCCGCCAGCGTCTTTTTGTTGCGCTGATATTTGATTACCAAGACCATTGGTGATTATCTCGGCGTATTTGCTGCCTTGTTGTTGTGTTAAGGACACTACGTTGTTATTGCCAGTAACGGAAACTTCTGCTAAGTTCTTACCAATTGGTGTTGTCGCTGTTCCCTGATTGATAGTGATACTATTACTGTTACCATTAATCGTCATTGCTTGTGCGCCATTCACACCACGGATTTGGTTTTGTTTAGAGAACTGTTCGATGTAAACAGAGTTGCTAGAACCAGTTACATTGATATAGATAGAGTTTTGCGTAATTGCATTCGTTTGATTAATCTTCAATGATTGGTTCGCGCTAATAGAAGCGAGAGGATATGTTGGTTCAGGCGGGGCAGGCGCAGGAGGTGGTGGCGCAGAAGAACCAGCATTCGGTTGAACTGGAGTAAATGCTGTGCCATTCAGCGAGGTGCTGCCTTGCAACTGGTCGATAAACAAAATTGGCGATAATGAAGTATCGCCGAGATTGAATGATGCAAATCCTAGATTATAGTTACCATCAGCAGGAACAGTAAACACAGCGACTTGCCAACCGGTTGCTCCATATGAGTTAGTTGAATAATTGCCTGTTCCTGGATTAGTAAACCCCAGTAGCGCATAGTTCTGTGTAAGACCATTGACAGTGGGTGTTCCTGGGCCACCAGTAAGAGTAATAATTGAACCATCATTAAATGGCACGTAATCGGTCGAGAGATATTGCCACGCAAAACTATAGGTGACACCTGCCTGCAATGCTACGGTTCTTTTAACCCAAGATGCATTGGTAGGTGTCGAGTTTCCGCCGAGAGAAGTAAGATAAGACCTGATACTAGAAATGTCGGAGCCTTGTAAACCAAGCGATGTCATGGCAGGGTCGAAGTTGACTGACCCTGCCCCCGCTTGAACAGCAAGCATATATGAACCATATGGTGTAACTGTCCAACACTTACCACCACCCGGACAATAGTTAGTCATTCCAGTTGTAACCTGAGAACCTGAACCGTTTGGACTCCAACTGTTTCTTAGAGTTGTCGAACCATTACTGACCGTCCATTCGGCATAGTTTCCGTTCTCAAATCCAAGGTTTGTTTGTGCGAATGCTGGGATTGTGAAGAATAGTAAAAATAGAGCAATTAGTTTTTTCATCTTGCACCTGTTTCTTGCATCACAGTTATATTACCTTGTGGTCTACCAGTTCCCGATGTTGTCCACTTATCG